GGAGACTTAAGGCAATTGGTTTAGATCCTGTGTATGATATTCCTGCTGCTCATAATCCTTTACCCTGGACACAACATTGGATTTCTTCTAAGGGACTACAAGTTGCACCACAAGAGACTGAGGTAGAATCATATATTGTTGGTGGTATCAAGCAAGATGTGAAAAAGGATACATTCAGTAGTTTCCAACTCTGATTTGTGCTATAATAAGGGGAGACGCATTTCCCCTTATGCCTAAAAATCAGATTTCTGCTGCAGAAATCAAAACAAAAGTAGAGAAAATTAAGAATGAACTCTACTTGGAGGAACATAAGTATGGATCAGAAGCCCGTGGTTTAGCGCATAAATATCTCAATATGGTGCTGGACGCTATTGATGAGTATCGATTATGAAAATCCCTGGACATATCGTGACAGATATTTTTCTAGCGATGATATTGACGACTACTATGGTTTTGTTTATAACATTACCAATAAACCATAATAATCCAAAAACTATAATAGAATTAATTAACAATAAAGATTAGTCCTTCCTTTAATTGTTTCTTATATTTTTGGTGTCCTATTTTCTTTTCTTTTAAGTAAGATACAACACTTTTCCAAGTATGTTCTCCATCACTTATTCTTACATTTTTTGATGTTGTGAGTGCTTTTTTATGCTCTTCGGTAAGTTTTTTCCCATACATAGGATTCCCTTCACCAGAATACATTTTACTAAACTTCTCACGAACTTCTGGTTTATATACTGGATTGTATGATTTGTCTTTCATCTTTTCACTTCTCATATCGCAGAACCTGTCGTTTCTCATAACGACTTCATAAATTCCTGCTCTTTCACTTACAAAAAATCTTCCTTCAATATTTGTATTATAATAATCGTCTGTCATTAGGACATCTCTTTTAAATTGTTCCATGGTTTCATAATAAGACATAGATTTTTTGTGGGGACACAAGTAAAGTATCTCCCTTAAAAAATTATCTTCGCCAAGAAGTTTTACATCTTCATTTAATTCATCACAGGATCCAAAATATTTTTTCCAATCACTCTCCTTTGTTTTTCTTCTACCAGTCTTTTTATCTTTTCTTCTTGTCCAAAAAGATTTTTTGCCAATATATTTTCTATCATTTGTTAGATTTGTTATGAGATAAACAAATCCTTCAATACCTTTAGGAGATTCTACAAATTCGGTTTCGTTATATCTCCAAGACATAAAAATACTTTCTACCATAAAAATATTTATAATGAAAGTATTTTTGACTCATATCAATAACTTCCTTATAAATAGTTTGATAGACTTTTGGAAAGAAGATGAAAACATTTCAGCAATTTATGTCCGAATGTTATGATATTCAGGAGACATCGCTGAATAGAATTCGTTCTAAGTCACAGAAAGGTGGAATGGCTATCCTGTCTGGTCAGAGAGGAAATAAATCTTCTAAAGAAAACAAAGAAAGAAGCAAGAGAACTGAAAGAAGGATTCGTGGTGCTGGTATTCCTGGTCCTACAAAGGTTTCAGGAAGATACACAGAGAATCCTGGAACTCCACAAGAGAAGAAAGTAGGTGAGAAGTCTCATGTAGTTTCTTCTGGTAAGATGGGTAAGAGAAAATTTAAGAAGACTGTTGAGAAACTGGGCACAGAGGGTGGACTTAAACACAAAAAGAATGTAAAATCAGGTGCAAGCAAAGATGATCAGGACTCTGTTTTAATCCAACGCAAAAAAGATGGACCTGCTACACTCAAAGGAACCTCCAAGCAATCTTGGCCTGGTAAGGGTAAGAATGTTAAAGCAGGGAATATGAAACCAGGACGCACTGGTGAATTTGACACTAAAGTAAAAAACAAAACATTTACCTATGAATAAAACTAAGTTTCCATTTCAGCATGTTGTTTTAGAGGACAAGAAAGAAGTCTGGGTTCTTTGTGATAGTGCCATTACTGCTATGGGTATTGGTTCTATTACGAAAAAGTTTTATCCTGGATACACTCCTCACATTGCTTCTAAAGATTATTTCTTAGAACTATCTAAACTTTAAAGAACTATTATGGGTCTTGTCCAGAACTTAAAGAAGACATTGAACGCTTTGGTAGACAAAATTTTAGTTGAACTATCTTGTTATTACCTGGCAAAACAAACTTTGGAGAAACAAGACAACTCTTCATCAATGGAGTCCTCACCGAGTCCCTTGACAACAGAGTCCCTGCCTACTACAATAGCAACATCCTCAGCAGGTACTTCCGAAAAGACTACTATGAAAAGGATGGAGACTGAAGACATCGTTGCTCACGTTAGAGACTGGGCAATTGACACCATTCAAAGTTACAATAGTGAAGACATCTCAAGAATTTATGATCAAATGGCTTTGATGGATGAGTTTCATGAATGGTTAGTATTGAAGGATGATCTTGAAATTGTAAGTGTTGATCAAATTTCTGATGAAGAGTATGAAGATTATCTAGAAAGTCAGACACAGTAAATTGACATAACCATGGTTTAAAATGTCTACATGGGTACGTAGCATAATGGATAATGCCCCCGCCTTCTAAGTGGTAGATTGTAGGTTCGAGTCCTACCGTACCTGCCTCGCGGAATTAGTTCAGTTGGTAGAACGTCAGCCTTCCAAGCTGAATGTCGTCGGTTCGAGTCCGATATTCCGCTTGCCCGTCCTAATGGGATAGTAGTTCAGTGGTTTAGAACGCTGCCCTGTCACGGCAGAGGTCGGGGGTTCAAATCCCCTCTATCCCGTTCGGGTTGTTAACTCAGTTGGCTAGAGTACTCGGCTTTTAACCGATTTGTCCTGGGTTCGAGTCCCAGACAACCCATCATGCCTTCATAGCACAATGGTAGTGCAACTGATTTGTAATCAGTAGGTTGGCGGTTCGATCCCGTCTTCGGGCATTACCCTCCAAGAGGAACATGAACAATGATTACCGTCAGATGCAAAGAGTGCAACACCGAGTTGCACAGCAATAACAAAACACAAGTTTGTGGTTGCACTAATATGATGACTGTGAAGGAAGATAAAGTTTCTGCAAGAGACTTATCTAAAGTTGTAATGATTAATAATAACTCTTTACAGAAAAAGAAGTCTGTGTTATCAAGTCAAGACTTATCCTTCCAAGAAGATCGTAAAAAGAGAAAAGTACGCAAATTAGACTTTGAAATTAGGTAAATAATATCATGCTGTTACCATTTTAAGTAAATGCATTCCGACGAGTTACAAAACTGGCAAATCATTAAAGAGAAATTTGAGGAAAACGAAACAACAGATAACTTCTTTTATACGCGAGCATGTGCTATAGTGAGTGGGTTACCTGATCCTATGGATAATATAAGAAATGTCACACAGGATGGATGAAATCAAACCTACATACCCCATAACGAAGGAGGAGTGTCAGGAAATGATTGATAAAGCAATTAACAAACATAATAAAACTGCTACAATTATAAGTGCCATCCTTGGTGGTATCCTTCTAGGTTTTTACTCTCACGGAGTATTAGCGTTAGTGGGACGCGCATGATGGATGCGGTGGAATACTGGCAGAAGAATTGGGAAACTCTTATGGAAAGAGTGGAGAGCGGAGAGACTATTGGTGTTGAAAATGATTCTGGAGAGAGGGCAGTGATGGTTCCGGCGGATGATGAACTCATACGCATATACACAGATCACAATGAAGCATCTTGACACAGAGATCATCTTCCCCTATACTATCAAAGTCAACAACCAAACCAATGACATTGACTAGTAAATTCAAGAAAGATATCAGTATTCTCCGTGCTGCTTCTATTGGTGAAATTTTCCTTGATGTGAAGAATCCGAAACTTCTTAAAAAGGTTCGTCGTTATTATGAAAATAATGGCGTCGTTTTCTCTGGTGATCCTCTTGATGATTATGAAATTTTGATGGAACAGATCGCCGCTGATCTTGATACTGTTGAGGTTGGTTGATGAAAGTGATTAAGAAACCAGCGATTCTTCTTGAGCGGTTTCCCTATCGTTATATTCAAGTCGGCAATCTGGAAATCAATGGTATGCCAGATTGCCGCATTCAAAAGGTAGATGCCTATACTGGACGCTACCGTGATACATATCTCTGTGATAATCAAATGCAGTTGCTGACTGCTATGGAAGATCATGACTACACTTGCTGGTTGGATCCTGATGGGGTTCCTGCATATCGCAAGGAAAATTGTAGTAATCCATATCCAGTCGCGGAGTGACTTAAAACCTGCCCTGGTCGGGATGGATCAACGATCCCTCGCGTTTCCTAGTTCGTAAAACTAGGTGGTGGAGTCATCATCGTACCCTCTTAGAGTTTCTTGCTTCTCTCAAGAGCAAGTGGCGAGCCTGCAGAACCTATACATGAAGGGTTAACACCCTCTTTTTTTATGATAAATAATCACATAGAATTATTTGATTACTATGTCAACAAAGGGAATAGCAGCAAAATCTGCTTCTGGTGCAGCAATATCCAAGTATGATGTTGAAGTCGAAGGAAGACTCAAAGCACTTGAAGCAAAAGCACACAACAAGTGTGGTGGTGGCGGAGGTGCAGATAGAATCGCTGCACTGGAAGCAAAGGTTGACGATTTGATCGCAAGACTTGCGAAAAAGATGTCGTTCTGATATAATACAAACGTAAATATCATTCATCATGTCTGAATATACAAAAACCGCATTGGTGTTAGGTGCGGGTGGCTTTATTGGAAGTTATATGGTAAAACGACTCCGCGAAGAAGGGTATTGGGTTCGCGGTGTTGATCTAAAGCATCCTGAATATTCCTCTACTGTTGCAAATGAGTTCATCATTGGCGACTTGAGGGATTTTAGTTTTGTCCGAAGGTGCATTCGATTTACTGGATATCTTGGTAATTTCTACAAAGATATTGCAGATAAATTTGAAGAATCTTTTGATGAGATTTATCAGTTCGCTGCTGATATGGGTGGTGCAGGTTTCGTTTTTACTGGCGAGAACGATGCAGATATCATGCACAACTCTGTTTCTATTAATATGAACGTTCTTGAACATCAACGTCGGATTAATGAGAGAACTGGTACAAACAAAACTAAGATCTTCTATTCTGGATCTGCTTGCATGTATCCAAAACACAATCAATTTGATCCTGATAACCCCGATTGCCGTGAAGAATCAGCATACCCCGCCAACCCCGACTCCGAATACGGTTGGGAAAAACTCTTCAGTGAGCGGTTGTATTTCGCTTATAATAGGAATCATGGCATTCCTGTTAGGGTTGCTCGCTATCACAACATCTTCGGGCCAGAAGGAACCTGGGAAGGTGGAAGAGAGAAATCTCCAGCTGCAATCTGCCGTAAAGTTGCTTACCTCCCGAAGCAGGGTGGAGTAATCGAGGTGTGGGGAGATGGATTACAGACTCGTTCCTTCCTGTTCATTGACGAATGTGTTGAAGCGACTCGACGACTCATGGACTCCGACTTTATAGGCCCAGTAAATATTGGTTCTGAGGAGATGGTAACGATCAACCAATTGGTTGAGACTGTTGCTAAGGTTGCTGGTAAAGAAGTTCAGAAACTTCATAAACTTGATGCACCTCTTGGTGTTCGTGGACGTAACTCTAACAATGATCTCATTCGTGAGAAACTTGGATGGGATTATTCACAAACTCTTGAAGAAGGAATCAGAAAGACGTATACTTGGATTCAGGAGCAAATTGAGAACAAATGAAAGTTACAGTATTAGGTTCTAGTGGACAGATTGGTGCTTACTTGGTTGAGCACCTTGAATCCAAAGGACATGAAGTCACACCATTTGATGTTGCTCGTCATCACGGCGAGGATCTGACGCAGATTCCTAACCACAATCTGGAGCGTGCAATTAAGAATGCAGACTTTGTGTTTGTTCTTGCTTTTGATGTAGGTGGTTCACGTTACCTGAAGAAGTATCAACATACGTTTGACTTTGTTAATAATAACACTCGTATGATGGCAAACGTTTTTGACTTGCTTGGTAAGTATAAGAAGCGTTTTGTCTTCGCATCATCTCAGATGAGTAACATGAGTTATTCTCCTTACGGGGTGTTAAAGCGTGTGGGTGAACTCTACACTTCTACACTGAAAGGACTGACTGTTAAGTTCTGGAATGTCTATGGTATTGAAAAAGACATGGACAAATCACATGTCATCACTGACTTTATCCGCAAAGGGTTTGAAGAGCGACAATTTGAGATGCTCACAGATGGAACCGAAGAGCGTCAGTTTCTCTACGCAGAGGACTGTTGTGAAGCACTGGAGACAGTGATGGAGAGTTATACTGACTTTAAACCTGAAGATCCTCTTCACATTACTGCATTCCGCTCTAACACGATTAGAGAGGTTGCCAACATTATTCAAGGATGTTTCGCAATGGAAGAAATTTTTGATGTTAAAATTAATTCAGGACTTGCTAAAGATAGCGTTCAGATGGATAAGAGGAATACCGCTGACACCTTTATTCTTGATTGGTGGGTTCCTAAAACCACGATTGATAATGGTATCAGACAAGTGTTTAACAAAATGAAAAAGGAGTACGGATATAATGACTAATCTTACACCACTTAGAAACTTTATTGCTCAACCTCATTGTGATTTGGGGGAGAATGCATGGAAACTTGTAGACTTGGCTCGCACTTACAAGAATGGACGATTTATTGACTTGGGTGTTCGTCTCGGTGCATCTTCCGCATGTCTATCTGTAGAGGCAGCAGAGCGTGGAAACAAAGTCATGGGTTGTGACTTAATGTTTGATGGATTCCAACGTGAGGGAGCACGTTTTGTTAACCCTGACTATATGTGTTATCCAGCAGATAGCGTCACTCTGGGCAAAAATTGGGATGAAGATCCCTTTGATGTTATCTTTGTTGATACCATCCATACCCGTGAGCAATCTCTCGCAGAACTTTACTATTGGGCAAATCATCTCAAGGAAGGTGGATTCTTTGTCTTCCATGATTCTCATTGGGAAGGCCCTGGTGATGTGATTGGAGGTGTTCAGCATGAACGTGTTGATGTTGCTATCACAGACTTCTTTGGACTTCCTATGAGCGTTCGTGAGATGGACATCTATGAAGATGAAAACGTGATTATCAATCACTTTAAACCAAGTTTTGGTATGACATTTGTCAAGGTTAAACGCCCTGAAGCGATTGAAGAATTTAAGAGCAACATTGATTGGGAAAAAGTTTTTGAAACCCGTAACTGGTTGGCAGATCTTCACTTCAACAAAGAGAATGCAGACTACATTGATTGGCAACAGGATTTAGACAATATTCAATTTGAACTTGGAATTAATCCATGACGTATTCGATCACTCATTGGAGTGGGCGACTAGGGAATAATATTCAGCAAGTCGCTAACTGCATTATGTCCGCTGAAAGTCATGGTGTTCCCTTCAGTCAACATTTGCCTCATAAAATCATTTCTAGATGGGATATCTATCTTGGAGAATGTGAAACATCTGCCAGTGGAAGATTTTACTGTTGGGAACCACTTGTTCACTGTGAAAAAGGGATTCGTGAGGGTGGGAATGAAATTGGAATCTCTGTAGAGCACGTTTATGCAAACATGAGACGTGTTTGTAAAAATTACATTTCTCCACGACTAAAACTGCCAGAGAAAGAAACAATTGGTGAAGATACAATCGTGATGCACCTGAGAAGTGGTGATAACTACGATCGTATCTTTGATCCACCAACCAATTATGTTCCTAACCCTCTTATCTTCTATCTTAACTTGATTGAAAGTTTTGAAAAGTGCATTGTTATCACTGAACCTGATGACAAGAATCCTATCGTTCATGAATTAAAGAAGATTGATAAGGTTCACATTCAATCTTCCACAGTTGCAGATGATTTTGCGACTTTAATGAACGCAGAAAATGTTGCATTATCTGGTGTTGGAACATTTGCAATGGCAGCAGCACTTTGCTCTAGTAAAATTAAAAACTTATACACAACAAATTTGTTGTTGACTGAACATCTAAATTATACTATGATGCATGAAACAGATGTTCAAGTTCATGTAATGGACTTGAAAAATTATCTTCCTATTATTCCTTGTAGTTGGAAAAATACTGAAGAACAAAGACAATTTATCATAGATTATAGATGAAAATTTTTGTAACTGGATGTGCAGGTTTGCTTGGTTCAAACTATGCTCGCCACCTTCTTGCCTCAGGACATGAAGTAATAGGTATTGACGATCTCTCTGGAGGGTATAAAGCATTTTGTCCCAAAGGGGAGAAGTTTACGTTTGTAAAACTAAACTTAGAGAGGAGGAAGAAAGTTGCTGAACTTTTTGAGGAGCATAAACCTGATGTCCTCCTTCATTTTGCGGCGTATGCGGCTGAAGGACTTTCTCCTTTTATTCGTAATTATAATTATCGTAATAACCTTATTGTTTCCGCTAATTTAATTAATGAGTGCATCACCTACGGAACGAAAGTTATCTTCACTTCTTCTATGGCTGTCTATGGGGAACAGGAACCTCCATTTACAGAAGATAAACGCCCACAACCTGTTGATCCATATGGTATTGCGAAATACGCAGTAGAGTGTGATTTGAAACTTGCTCATGAACAGTTTGGACTTCGATATAATATCGTTCGTCCTCACAATGTTCTGGGTATCTATCAGAATATTTGGGACAAGTATCGTAATGTCATTGGCATCTTCATCCGCAAAGCATTAAATGGAGAATCCATCTTAGTGTATGGTGATGGAGAACAGACTAGGGCGTTCTCTGACATCAAATATTATATGGAACCGTTTGATAAACTCCTTACGGATTATGATGGAGAAACTTTTAATATTGGTGCAGACAAATACTTCACTCTCAATGAAGTAGCACATACTGTTCAGAGTATTGCTAAAAAGTATGGATATGAAGTATCTATTGAACACGGCGAACCCCGTCATGAAGTGAAACATGCTTACTGTGATCATACTAAAGCAAAGACACTGTTGAACTTTGAGGACAATACAAACCTTACCGAACTTATTGAAAGTATGTTTGTTTGGGCGATGAAGCAACCAAATAGAAAGGTAAAGGTTATGGAATATGAAGTAACAAAAGACATCTATGATTACTGGAAATGATTGATTTAGAAGGACAATATCCGACAGGATCTGAAAGATATTTTGCTGAGAAGCATGATAGACTAAGACGTAAGTTTCCAGGATCTGAAGACATCGTAGAGAACCATTCTCAATCGATGCAAGATCTTTTTGTTCTTTCCATGCTGAATGGAAAAGAGAATGGAGTCTATGTTGAAGTTGGAGCAGATCGTCCAAGAGTAATTAATAACACATGGTTGCTCGAATCAATGTATGATTGGAGGGGTGTATCGTTTGAGATCGATCCAGTCAAAGTTGACTACTTCAATACAATCAGAAGAAACAAATGCATCTGTGTTGATGCCATTGAATTTGATTATAAATGTCTCTTTGAAGAGAGAAACTATCCAAAGCAGATTGATTACCTTCAATTAGATTGTGATCCACCACAGGTAACGCTTCAGTGTCTTAACAGACTTCCTCTTGAGGACTACAGGTTTTCTGTCATCACTTTCGAGACTGATCTTTATGCTGGTGGTGGAGACGTTCAGAGACACCAGTGGGAGACTCTTACAAATCTGGGATACCAGAGAGTTGCTAAGAATGTGAAAAACGAAGGCAATCCTTACGAAGATTGGTGGGTTGATCCTGAGGTTATTTCTGAGGACACATGGAAAGAATTTTGTATAGATAACGTAGAATTTGGTAATATTATTTTAACATGAAAGTATTTGACTCGTTTATTTTCTTCAACGAACTTGAGTTGCTTGAGATGCGACTCAACATCTTGGGAGACGTTGTAGATAAGTTTGTTCTCACAGAATCTCCCTACACAGTGAGTGGTAATGAAAAACCTCTGTACTATGAGGAGAATAAGGACAGATTTGCCAAGTGGCATGACAAGATTGTTCATAATATCACAGAGGAGATTCCAAATGACTTCTCCCATATGATGGAGAAGAGTAAGTTTCATGTTGCATATAAGGACTTAGATCCATACGGACAGCGTTTTATTGATCTGCCCATCAGATTTCAACGTGCTGTGTATAATCGTAATGCAAGTTGCTTTGGTATCGAGAAAGCAGGTGCGGAAGATGGTGACATCGTGATGACTAGCGATGCTGATGAGATTATCAATCCATATGCCTTAGAAGATCTTTCCTGGTTCGATCCTGACAATCATTATGTTGCTGTTGGTAATGCATATTATTATAAATTGAACTTCCTGTATCAAGATGACTGGATGGGAACACGTCTTTGCACCTGGAAACATCTTAAAGGTACTACGATTGATCAGCATCGTCAAGATCATGCCAACGCACACAAGATCGAAAACGCATCTTGGCACTTTAGTTTCCTAGGAAATGCAGAAAACTTTAAACTGAAACTTGCTTCCTACGAACATACAGAAAATAATACTGCTGCTAATGTATCTAATGCAGAGGAGAAGGTAGAGCAAGGACTTGATCCTTTGAATCGTGGTATGGTATATCGGGCAGTGCCTATTGATGAAAGTTATCCTGAGTACATCCAGAATAACCAAGAAAAGTATGTAGAATTTATTAAACCATGGAACTGATTGAAGGTGTAGCACTATCTCAGATGTGTGATTACTCGTTTGGAGATCAAGCGGGACAGTGGAGTGGTATCTACACTCACTTCATGAAAGAAGCTAACCTGATGAACTTTGAGTTTGTCAGTAAAATGTTTGAGATTAAGAGAAGCA